GTTGTCATGCTGTTCTTTTCCAAATGTATGCGGCTTGGTACGGCGGTATAGTATCGACATTAAATGCGGTTCCACTTCCTGTTGATCCCGTTGGTAGTGGTGTGCCACCAGTGTTATCAAAGTAACGTGGTCCTGTTCCACCGCCTGATTCAAAGGACGGGTGAGTATGCGGGGGAAGGTTAGCTGTTGTCAATGTAATGCTATCTGTAGCCGCTCCACCTGTGCTGGTGTATGTGCTGCCATGCGCTACAATAAATTTATCCGTAATAGCTGACCATGTGCCATAGCCTAATAATGTAGCTGGGTTAGTAGCTACTGTTTCATTCATATAATAAGAGCCAACAGGTAACTGTGTATTTACTATTGCGTCCGCATTTACCTTCATTTGCGTGTCTATCAAATCCATAGAGTCGTTCAAATAACCGCCCCATAAATCCTCGTCTGTTGCGTCGTTTACCAAAGGCTTATAGAGAGCATAATTACTGGTAGTATTAGGCATTTTCTAAGCCCTCCTTGTATTTAAATAATGCAAACGTTGCATCTGATGGGCGATATTGCGGAGTGCAAATACTACTCCCAGCTTTATTGGATTTCATTTCCCATAGTTTATATGGGTCAGGTATGTATTCTGCGCTAATTTTAGAGCGTAGTTTATCGCCATTCATACGGATAAACTTACCAGCTTCATAATGCCAAGTGTCGCCCGATGGGTCTTTGCAAACAAATTCCATATACACCCCTTAGATAACGGGTGAGGTTACCCCCACCCTGTTATATTATACAGTTGCGCTGAATGGCGTTGCTGGTGAACCAGTGTTAGAGATAAACCCTCTTACTTGGAACTTATTAGTTGCTATATCTTCGATTTCGATATACTCACCGATTGTTACAGAGCCAGTAGTAGTTCTATTCAATGTAATGGTATCAGAAGCACCCTCCGCGAAAAACCCAACAACATTAGCACTTGTGTCATCCTTGGAAAATACAAAACCTTGCATTGTTTCCGATGCACTACCTACCTTAATAACGTGAGAGTTGCTTGTAGCAATTACAGTGATAGCAAATCTAAAGATATTGCCTGTTCCTGTAGCCGCTGGCAATGTTGCAACCGAACCTGCAGCGGTATCAAGCTTGTTTAAAACGCCCGAGTCTGCTGCTGTTAATGTTTTAGTTGCTCCAACAGCCGCTTGGGTTCCACCTGTTACAACAGAGGTAAATGCGCCTGTGCTTGGTGTAGATGCGCCAATTGCCACACCATCGATAGAGCCACCGTTAATGTCCACCGAGTCAATGTCTTGACCTGCTAAGACTGAATCTAAGCGTTTTAATGCTCCTAGGGTTACGTCACCTGACATGATATTCTCCGTTTTATAAAATTGTTTCAACGGAAAGCTGTCCGCTAGCAGTTTTCTTATTGGTAAATCGTTTAAGCATCTTATGTTCATCTTCTGTGCGAGCAGTGTAGTATTGCTCCATTTTTTCGTCTTGTCGTAGTTCTCCATGTAATTTAGAGAGGGCATCATATTTTATTAAGTCACTAGCATTAACCGTATAATCATTACTATCGCTTGTGTCTACAAGGTCATCGTAATCTTTTAAGTATCTGCAAATAACTGTGTACGTTTGATCTGGTAGGTAATACACAGAATAAACGCCACCAACCCATGTATATACTCTCGGCAATCCATTCGATTGATTGTCTTGCTCTGAATAAATTAAAGGCTTAACTTTGCTTAACGTCCATTTAGTATTGCCGTAATCAATGGTGAAACCACTTTTAGGCAACTCAATTAGGAAATCAGCTGGCGGTGTAAGGATTGCGCTACCAGTAACCAAGCTTATATTTGAAGTCGTGGTGTTAAACCAAAACCTCCTATATTTCCAAGTCCTGATAGCGTCATTCACAGCTTCGGTAATTTGGGCGAGGGACACCGCAGTATTATTCTCATCCAATAGACGTGAGCTTATCTGTGTTTGTAACTCACCCAAAGTAGCCATAACTATAATCCGTATGAAACACCAACGTTAAACGTAATAGTTGCTTCTGTTTCTGATACGTTAGCTTCGTTCTCTAAAGCTAACCAACCATCACCAGTAGTAACATAAGTGTTGCCGACAGGGTTTGTAATTGCCAAGAATCCACCAGTTTGTCCAGCAGTCGAGGCAGCAACAAATGCGTCAACATCATCAACACCTTCATCACTTCCTTTGTAGACAATACCAAGATTCACAGTTGAATCAGTACCAGCATCAATGTCAGTAATGTGTGATGACTTATCACCAATTGTAAAGGTTGCGCCCTTGCGAAAAGGCACTAGCCCAACAAAAGCACCAGCTGCAGTAGTAACTGGCATCGTTGCCGAACCTGTTACTTGCTGCACTGAACCATTACGATTCATTGGGGCTTGAAGATAAGCAGTATAGTCATTTTGGTAGCCATCAGCGACAGCCACAAATGTGTTAGTAGTCATAATATATCTCCTATGTGTGTGATGCTGCGTATGTGGCAATAACGATAACGCCAATATCTTCTTTATTAGAAGGTGACATTTTCTTCATACCATAAAGCAACTCTGCGCTGATAGACTTGTACTTATCGTGATCTTTTAATTGTTCACGATATTTAAACGGAACATCAGTATCAGTAATACGACCACCATATGGTGATGCAAATGATAAAGCGTTCTGTCCAAGCAGCACATTCCTACGCACAGTTGTTATAACTGCGGAGTTATCCGAGCGTGTACCAAAAGACACACGAGGTGCTTCATAAATCATCACGTTCGCATATTTACCAACACAACGCATATTGTTCTTGTACATATCCTCAATGGTGGAATCACTTCCGCCTTGAAGTTTTGCAAGTTCGATATTAAACCACTGAATAGCTCCAGTTGTATCATGCTTAAGATTGGTAATATCATAAGGCGATAAGAATAAATCAAAAGTACCGTCAGAGAAAGGCTCGATTGGTTGATCTGATGCTTGGTTAAGTTCCATAGCATAGTCAATCACACTTAGTGACATGGTGTTAGATGAACTAATAGATTGGTCATTAGCACCAGCACCCACACGAACAATGCGGTTGGTAGTTGGTTCAGTTGGTGTGTTATGCCCTTGCACGTGCAATTTATCAGCAGCATTACCATAAGTCGTGCCATTGATTGTGAACGTGGTAGGGTTAAAACCACCAGCTTGGTTAAAGAATGATGTATCAAGCAACTCAACTGCACGTTTTGATAATAGTGTGCGTGAGGTTGACTCAAAATCAACATTAGTACGTTGTTGTTCAATTCCATAGTTAGGATTTAAAACAGCGTAACGTGACTCGTTAATGGTCATTGAATGGCTTTGTAAGTCCAAAGCTTCCTGTGCCGCAGAACCATCCAGAGTACCACCTTCACCTACTGGAACTGATGTCAGTTTACCAGCGAATGGGAAAGTTGTGGTATCTCCTCGTGTGTCTTTGCCAAGGAATTTTTCAGGGAAGTAAATAGAACCTCTGTTAAATGCGTGTCCAACAACGGACGCTTGCATCGTTTGAAGCCAAGTTTTTTTCTCAAACACTTTAACTGTGAGAGAGTTACCTGTAAGCATACCAGTAGCAGCCATGAGTGATCTCCGATTGAATGTTTATAACAAACAACCGTCTAGCTCAATTTTTAAAGTGATTGGTTACACCTATGTTTTAACGTGCATGACCACGTTTGACAGTGATGGATAACGCTACCATAACACGCCTAGTTAAAAGCCACTAGATAAGCCTATGCAATTCTTTGCACGTTATTACCCAGTAGCTTAACATTAAATTACAGCAATAACAACACTATTGTGATTCAAGCTCTCTCAACTGGGAAGGGGTAAGCTTTGCAAACTCTGACATTGACATACCAGCGATAGACTCAATACTCACATGATTGCTATTTGTCTGCCCTCCAGATTGCAAGGGGCTAGCTGACTTCCTGCGATTCGCGTCAATCTTTTTAAGGTCTATTTTGCGTTTTACTGCCACTTCTGGTTTTGTAAATCCAAACCGTTCTTTGGCTTGGTTATATAATGACTCAGCAGGGTTGTA